AGTACATACTCAAGCTGCAGAAATAGATAGGAAGATGTGTGCAGCTTTTCCTATGGTACCTGTTATTAATTTTGAAACAAGAAAACTTGTACATTGTAGTAAAAAGTTTGCCAATAACGCAATACACTCCAGAGAGTTTGATATAACACAGGAGAATATAGACAAGATGATGAATTTTAGATTATTCAAATATGAGAACTATTGTAAAACATGTATGGAATGGGTTGAACCTAAAGGTCACTTTCCAGTATCAAAATATGCGAGTGTATTATGAGTATAACTGATTCACTAAAAAGAAGGGCACATGTTGTTCATTATAAAAAAGATATTATACCTACCAGATCACAAATAGAGGAGATATTAAGAATAGGTTATCCTCTTGCAACATCAAAACAAAAAGCGTTTCCTTACAAAGCATATGTGTTAGGACCTAATGAAAGTAGAAGTAAAACTTTATATAATCTATGTGAAAATAATAAGATAGAGTTTGATGGTGATGTAGAAGAAAAAGGATTTAAGTATAGAGCAAATCCTAATTTGTATCATTTAGCAACAGCACCTTGGACATTGATATTTACACCAAGAGTAGCACCAGGCAATCAATTTGCACAAGAACAATGTGCCCAAACAGGCACTAAATGGGAAATGGGTGATGAGTCATTTATACCTCGTGGTAGAGAAAGTTGGTCCATAGAAGTAGGTATGATTGCAAAAACAATCACAGGTGCAGTATTAGACGCAGGTTGGGATACTTCATATAATATTTGTTTTCCTAAAGATGTAAGTAAATGGCCTAAAAATTATTTTGGTTTTATTAAACACATGCCATATCTTGTTCAAACGATAGGTAAGGCAGACTTATATAAATGGCAAAACATGAGTGAAGAAAGTTTGAAAAAAGATACTTGCCCGCCATTGAGGATATCTTTATATTTGAGGATTAATTATGACAGTAGCAGATACGTTTAAAAAAAGAGCTCATGTTGTTCATTATAAAAAAGATATTATACCTACCAGATCACAAATAGAGGAGATATTAAGAACAGCATTACCATTAGTTACATCAAAACAAAAAGGTTATCCCTATCAAGTACATGTGTTAGGTCCTAATGCAGAGCGTAGTAGAAAACTATGGAATCTATGTGAAAATAATAAGATTGATACAGACGTTAAAGCAAATATGGGTGACGCTAAAATGTATCGTTCTAATCACGGTCTATATCATATGCGTTCAGCACCTTGGACTTTGATAACAACACCTATGACGAGAAATGCAAACCCATTTCATAAAGCAAAATTTAAAGAGGCAGACTCACTTTGGGAGTTAGGAAATCCTACGTTTGTTAATGAAGAAAATAGAGAGTCTTGTGCAGTAGAAATAGGTATGTTAGCAAAAGCAATAACAGGTGTAACTTTAGAAAGGGGTTGGGATACATCATACAACATTTGTTTTCCTCATATGAAACATAAGTGGCATGATTTTCCTTTTATTAGATATACACCCACACTTATGCAAACAATAGGTAAAGCAGATGTATATAAATGGCAACAACTAACTGAAGAAGAAAGAAAATTAGATACTGACATATCTTTTGAGAAAATGTTTAAATTTGAAGATGACAAATAAACTACCAGAACATTTAACTAAAGGTGGGCCTGGCGATAAGTATCTAGGTCAAGGTAAGATAGATACATCTAGTTGGTTTGAAGATTCACTTGTAAAACCAATTGTAGGTCCGTTTGAAAAACAAGTTAAAGACCAAGATATATTTTTCTGTGGCGCACCTTTTCAATTATTATATACAGATGTTAAAGGTGACTACGGACCTTGTTCGTGGGCTGATACAGATTTATTTAAAACTAATGTAAAAGATGTTTCAATAAGAGATTGGTTTGAAAACGATAAAAAATTAAATCAACTACGAACTGAAATGACAACACCTGGTTCAGATTTAAAATTAACTAAAAAATCTTGCAAGGCATGTATCAAACAAGAAGAAGAATATGGCAGATCCAGACGACAGGCTTCACTAAAAATACAATCTAATAATATTGGTATATGGCCTGCAATGCGACAAGCAGTTGAGGCATATAAACACACTGGTAGAGGCCATATAGAACACAAAATTTTTGAAGTACAAATTAAAGCATTTGGTAATCAATGTAATTTAGATTGTTACATGTGCCACACTTACGACTCATCTACAAGAACTACAACATTGAACTCTAAAGAACTAGAGGGACAAACAGTTATGAACGATCATGTTATCAGACACGGCAATGAAGTTAAGGTTAATTCTTTTAAAGGCCAGATAACAGATATTATAGATCAGATAGTTGAATTTGCACCTTACATCTACAATCTTAAATTGATTGGTGGCGAACCATTAGTTATGAAACAATTTTATCAATTACTTGACGCAATGATAAAGACAGGTCATACTAATAAAATGTATTGTAAATTTCAAACTAATATGTCTGTTTTAACACAAGGTAAATATAAAATTACAGACTATATTAAACATTTTAAAATGTTTGAATTTACTGTATCGCTTGATGGTATAGGTAAATATGATGAATATATCAGACGTAGATCAAACTGGGAAGATATAGTTGAAAATATTAAAACAGTAAAACAATATCCTAATGTACAAATAAATGTAAATGGCACTATATCTTTTTTAAGTGTATTAAGATTTGATGAACTTATAAAATGGTTTGATGAAAACAAAAAACTATTTAATCAGATCAACTGGTCTAATATAAGAGGGCCAGCAAAGTTATGTGCAAATGTATTACCAGATGATTTAAAAAAAGAACTTATAGACAAATATAAAAACTTTCCTGATATACAAAATGTTTTAAAAGAAGATAACAATGGCCTATCTTATTTAGACACAATTGACTATCTTTTAAAAATAGATAAATACTATGAAGGCACTAAATGGGAAGCAAACTTGTTTGATGTCTATCCTGAACTGAAAAAATATAATGGGGAAAAAAGAGTGAAAAAAATATATTCTGTAGCACTTAACTTACACGACCACAATACCTATGATGGTGTGTTTCATAATCAAAGAGAAAGATTTACTAGATTTAAACATAATCTACCTTATCACGCTGAGGCATACAATCATCAATCAGACGTATTGAATCCTAGCGATTACAGATTAAATGATCAGTTTGTTGAAGAATATTGGGACAAGAATGAAAGAGATGGTACAAATGGTATTTTAGCATTTACATATACATACGGTGGTATAAGAAAATGCAAAGATAAGTTACCACAAGATGTATTTGATTATGACCCGAAAAAACTATGGGACTATTATTTAAAAGATGATCTCTACTTTATAGATCATCATCAATCACACGCAGCCTACGCCTTTCTTAATTCAGGCTATAAACAATCTGATATACTTGCAATAGATGGTATAGGTTCTAAATTTAGATGTGTCTTTTTTGATAAAGATGGCAATCTAATTGATCTATCGGATAAGTTACCTATCGGTTGGTTATGGAATCATATGTCAGGTCTTACAGGTTTTGGCACACTAGGTGCTAGTAAGTTAATGGGTAAAGTAGGTTACGGAAAACATAGTGATTATTATTATACTGTTTTTGATGTAATATTAGGTGGTGAGATAACTGAAAAGAAACAAGAACACTTTAAAGAGATTGATGTTGCTAAACATGGCATAGATGATTTAGCATATACACTACAAGAATTTACAATAGATAAAATTAGAGAACATGTATATCCATTAAAGAGTTGCGATAACTTATGTATTGCAGGTGGTGTTGCTTACAATGGTTATATGAATGAAGAATTTACAAAACATTACGAGAATGTATTTGTACCACCTGCTGTAGGTGATGAAGGTCAAGCAATAGGTACATATATGCATGCCGATTATATGTTAAATAAAAACATACACAAATCAAACTTATATGCTGGTAAAGAGTATGAATTTGTTGGTGATGAGAAAGTAGATTATAAAGAAGTAGCACAAGCAATTGCCGATGGTAAAATAGTAGGTTGGTTTCAAGGTAAATCAGAAAGTGGTAATCGTGCATTAGGTAATAGATCAATACTTGCAGACCCACGTAACCCTAATATAAAAGATATTATCAATCAAACAATAAAAATGAGAGAAGACTTTAGACCTTTTGCACCAGCAGTATTAGAAGAACATTACAAAGAATACTTTGATACAAGATTACCTAGTCCATATATGTCACGTATATGTAAAGTTAAATCAGATAAAGTCCCAGGTATTACACACGTTGATGGTACTGCTAGAATACAAACAGTTAATAAAACAGATAATGAAAAGTTTTATAATATCATCAATGAGTTTTATAAGATTACAGGCATACCAATGTTATTGAATACTAGTTTTAATTGTAGAGAACCAATTGTAGAAACACCACAACATGCGTTAAGAACTTTTAAACGTACAGCGCTTGACTTATTAGTTATTGGTGATCAGATAGTAAGAAAATGATAGATTTAGATTTATTTAAAAGAATAATACATGAAGGTAGGCACAATCCTGATATACTAGACTCATATAGTATAAATCAGTTTAGAGCAAAAGAAAGACTAATCAATCATGTTGAGAAGTTAGGAATTGTAGATCATAATAGTGAGATAGTTATTATGGGAGGTTGGTATGGTAGTATTTTTATACCTGCATTTAAACATGTAAGAAAGATTACCTTAATAGACTCTGATCAAAAAGTTATTGACATTGCTACAAATAGATTATTCTATGATTATCATAATGTTGAATTTATATGTGATGATGTATTTGAAACATTTAAAGAAAAACAATTTAAAAATGTTGATCTGTTTATCAATACTTCTTGTGAGCATATGCGACCTATGTATGAATGGGGACCACTAGGACCTAAATCTATGCATAGTCAATCAAAGTTTGGCACACCTGTTACACGTAAAGAACCATGGTGGCAAAGAATTGCACCTACACACTTTGCGTTTCAATCTAATAACATGTATAATATACCTACACATATAAATTGTGTAAGTAGTATTGAACATTTTAAAGAACAATTGCCTAATAAAAAATTTAATGGTGTTGAATCCGAAGTGCTTGTAGAAGATAAAATTAGTGATCAACGTGGCACAAGATTTTTACTAATAGGAAAAATGAGATGAAAAGAGTAATATACAGTTTGTACATAGATGTTCCTAAAGAAGAATTAGATGTATTTGATAAGAACATTTTAAAACCTAATGTTGTACCTACAAACTATAAAACAAAATCAGAATTTAAAAAACATTATGATGACTTGATAGCTTGCAAACAAGCTTATGCTATGTCTATAAATGTTGATTTTAAAATGTTTGAATTTGATTTGCACTATGTTAATTATCAAAAACAAATGCAAGCAAAATATCCATATCTTACAACTTATAATGTAATTAATTTTTACAAAATACATTTATTATATGAATTAGCAAAACATTATGATGAGATAGTTTATTTAGATTTTGATGTTGTGCCTATGAAATACGATAACTTTTTTGAACATTGGGACTTAACAAAAGGTATTGCTGTTTTAAATAATAACGATAGAAAAACATTAATAGAAAATGTATCTGATACATCACAAACTATAAGAAGTCCATCATCAAAATATTTTAATGCTCAGGCAATGTTATTTGAAAAAGGCATGAGTATAGAAAATGATGTTATCAATACAGGTATAATAGGTATCAATAGAGATCATTTAAATAAACTAGCATACTTTGAAAACTTTGAAGAAAATTTAAATATGATGACAGACTTAACAAAAGATAGTGATATATTTCCTGCCAAGATAAGACAATACTTTGGTTGGGATAACGAAACTTTATTTTCAGTTAAGTTAAAAGAAAACAAAGTGCCTGTACAATGGTTAGATGATAAATGGCATTACTTCTTTGCCTTTCAAGGTTTTATACCTAACGATACAATACTATGTCATGTTATCTGTAAAGACTTTGATCTTGTATGGAGAAAAATAAATGCTTAAAATATGCACGGTGTATTTTGATGGTTTCTATACACCTGATTATGTTGCTAGATTTTACGATAGTTTAAAAAAATATTCAACAGTAGATTTTCAATCTGTATGCATAAGTGATACAGATGTTAAAGCAGATGTAGTCTTACCTTATAATCATAATAGTAAAATAGTAAAACATTGGCACAAACTAAAATTCTTTAGTCCTCAATTTGCATATCAGAATCCAGATGATGAGATTATCATTATGGATATAGATCAAGTTATAGTCAATAACATAGACGATCTACTTAACCATCCAGTAGAAGAAAACGAATTAGTAACTTATGGTCAATGGTGGTCAGACGCTTTAAAGTTTAATGGTGGTTTTTATAAGTTTAAGTCAGGTAGTTTAAGAAAAATATGGGACGACTTTGCACTTAATCCTGAGTTTTGGCAATTGAACTATTACAACAAAGGTATTGTACATAAGAAATACTATGGCGAACAAAACTATGTTGGTAATAAAGTAAAAGAACATAATTACAAACTTACTTTAACACCACATGAATGGGTCACAAAATATACAGATGACTACGCAGAAAATTTAAAACTTAACAAAATGTATATGAATAAATTTAATACTGATTATATGATACTAGACAATGAAGTAAATGAAAAGTTAAAAGTTGTACATTTTACAGGAGTAGGAAGAAAGATAAATGAGAATTATTTGTTGTAGATTTGGCAATAAGTTTAATCAATGGCATGTTGATAACTTAAAACATATGATAGATGAATACTCTGGTCTAAAGTATGATAGTTTTGAAGTTATAGAAGATGACCTATATGGCAATTGGTTTAATAAGTTTCAAATGTACGATAGGTTCCGAGATGGAGAGAACTTGTATTTTGATTTAGATATGGTAATCTATGATAAGTTACCTAATCTAATAAGAAAAGATTTTACATTGTTAGATGATACGTGGTGGAGAGCACCTGCTCATACACCTTTAAATTCATCTATAGTATCATGGACTGGTGATGTATCTTATATATGGGATAAGTTTAGAGAACAAGACGATTTCTATGTTGATACCTACACTAAAGGTAGTGATGAATGGTACTATAAGTTTATAGATTATAAGACTTATGATAAAGTCTGTCCTTCAATTAAAGATTACATATACCAACAACCACCACAATTTAGTGTATGTACATTAGGACAAATGCACCATCTACAAGAAAAAGGATGGTCGGGTTGGTATTCTAATTATTTCTTAACACATTGAATAGCCGCAGAAAGAATATCTAATTTATTTTTAGCTTTTCTTAATTCTTTCTTGGCATCCTCATTTGTAGATTCTTTAACAGATTTTAACTCAAATAAAGCAAGTTTCAAAGCAAAAACATGATCAGCATTATCTGCTTCTTCAAATAAAGAAGTTACTAATGTTGGATAAAATTTAGTATCTATTCTTTCACTATCCATAATCAGACCTTCTTTTTGAGCAATTCTAATTACAGATTCTTCAAATAGTTTTCTTTCTCTTTTGTGTTTTTGGTATGTAGCTTCATGCAATTGATCTAATGTTATCATTGTCTGAAGTGCTTTCCATTGATGACCATCTTCTTCAAATGGTATAATATATGGTATTGTTTTCTTTTGATCTTCACTAGTTACCAAGACTTCAATATTTTTTCTTTCTTGGTCTATGAAGTATGCAGTTAAAAAATGATCTTTTAAATATTCTTCAGTTATCATTTCGGTTCTCCTTTATGTATTCATATAAATTAATTTTAGGTTTCCAACCTATACTATTTAGTAGGGTATTATCAGCAAGGTTATCTAGTCTTTCGGTGTGTTCTCCCACAACCCTTTCACAATCTATACCAAAGTATTCTATTAACTCTATAAGATTGTTTGTAGTACCAGTGCCTATGTCTGTAATACCCTTAACGTTTGAATGTATCAAACTATCTATCGCTCTCACTAAATCATCAACATGTATAAAATCTCTACTATGATTTGTGTTAATGTAAGGAACATCATTACGTAATATCCTTGGTATTAACATACTCTCTCTAGCATTAGGACCATATACAGTTGTAAATCTCATACCTACACTATTAGGTGGTGCAATCTGTTCAAGGCTATACTTACTCATGGCATATGGATTTTTCCATGGCTCATGTGCTGTTGATGAACTTGCGTATAAGATTCTTGTGTCTTTGAAATATTGAAACAGTCTTTGACCTGCAATTACATTTTGTTC